TCCATACCCTGGAGAGCATGTAATCATTGCAAGTTATTATGGGCAAAAGTATTATACTCAAAAGTTAAATCTAAATAATTCAGTTAATTTAAATTCATTTCCTGGATTAAGTAAAGTTTATGATATCTGGACCCAGGAGGTATATAAAGATAATTTACCAATGATTGGAAACTTTTCCATTAAAGAATTAAAAGCAGAAGAAGGTGATATAATATTTAATGGTAGATTTGGTCAGTCTATTAGATTTGGAAGTAATGTTAAAGAGATAATTGATAAAAATCAAAATTTACTTCCTGACACAGGAATACCACAATCACCAAATGTTATTATAAGAGCGGGACAAGGAGTAGAAGAATCTAATGCAAATAGACCAGTAAATGAAGAAATAAATTTAGACGGTTCTTCTATTTGGATGACTACTGATCAAAAAGTAGATATAAAATTAGATAATTCACATTCAACTTTTATTTGGGCTGATAAAGGATCGGAAGGATTTGGTGGAAATAGAATCACTATAAATTCAGATGGACTTATTCTTAATTCTAAGAAAAATAATATTCTTATGAGTTCTATGGGTTTTATTGGATTAACAGCAAATACTGAAATAGGTATTGAAGTTCCTAATGATTCTGGAAAAGTTTACTTGGGGGATGGACAGGCTAATCAACCAGTTCTAGGTGGTGATCAAACTATGGAACTCTTTGGATTGTTAGTTGATTATTTAATTGAATTTACTAATCAACTTGCACCCGCAATGGGATCTATTATAAATTTCCCTGTTCCTATTCCACATATTCCTATATCATGTTCAAGCTTAGTAACAAAACTTCAAACCTTAAAAACACGAATAGATGAACCAAAAAGTAAAACTGTACACGTTGGACATTTAAGAGGACCTGAATAATGCCGCGTCGTTGTAGATCAATAGCAGGATTAAGAGTAGATTTGGGACCAGGTGACCCGATAATACCAGGATGCGAACTCATAGAGGGAAGTGGAATTTTTGTAAGTAAAGAAGAATTTCCAATGATGTTTGCTGAAGTAGATGGTGTTGCCGGTGACAATGGAGCAGTAGTAATATGGCCAGATACGGGTAATGATTTATTTCAGTATGATGAGGGAGAATCAATCCCAATAGGTACAACTATACATTCGGGGTGTGTAAAATATTCAGACGGTGAAATACAATGTGCTCCCCCACCATTTACAACTGATAGAGATTCAGTTGCAGTAGCAGGTCCCCCTCCTGTGGATGGTAGTGGTGATGGAGAGGATAAAGGTTTTTGTGTAGGGGCAGGAAATGTAGATATGCCATCAGACGATACGATGCAGTGGTTAACTGATTTAGCAAATTTACAAGTTCCTGATTTAGAGGGATGGATACTATCTGGATTTACAGCAGAAATAACAAAGTTAATGTCTAAACTTGGACAAGTTTTGGGTAAATTACAATCGGAAGTTGATAAAATTATTAGTAAAGCGAAATTAGATCCAGAGGATGTTTGTACTCCTCCAGTAAAGAAACTTATTGGAAATATGTTAGCTGTTATGAAAGAGTTAATGAAACTCTTACCTATACTAAAACAGATAATTAAAATTATAAAACTTATTCAAAAAGTTATGAAATTAGTTAGGGAAATTTTAAAATGGACTCCACCATTTATAGTTCCATTGGTTGAAAAATTATTAGAATTATTAAATATTATGGGAATGGTAGATATGTTAATAAGTGTTTTACTTAAAACAGTTGGTAGATTTACCGCTATAATTCCTATGTTACAGGCACAATTAATGAGTATTTTAGCAATGTGTGCGGCACAAGCTGGACAACCACCTCCTGATAATAAAGAGGATTGTGAAGCTGCAGGTGGAACATGGATAGATCCAGATGAATTAAAGAAGTTACAAGATATGTATGATAAACTATCTGATGAAATGAGTGGGGTAGGTGATGATGACGAAGCATTTGGATTTTGTTCAATTCCAGAATATGATAATAAGGCAGATTGTGAAGCCAATGGTGGTACTTGGACGGATTTAGATGTTGATACAAATTTAGATAATGTAGATACTTCAACATTGACAAGTGAACTTGCATTACAACTTGATGAATTATCAAAATGTTTTGCAGATCCAAACTTAAAAGAATATTTAGAAGGTTTATAATAAAGGAGATACAAATGAAGAAACAAGAGTTAATAAAAATAATCGAAACTGTAGTTCGTAAGGAAGTTAAAAAACAAATGAATGAGATATTTATTAAAGAAGAAAATTCATCTCAACTTTCCGAATTAGTTTCAAAACCATTAACTGAAAAAGAGGTCAAAGAACCTATTAGGAAACAGTATAAAACTAAACCTAAAAAGGAAGTAAATTATACATCAAACGAGGCTCTTAATAAGGTTCTAAATGAAACTGTTGGTGGAGTACCACAAGGTGAAGGTGGACCAGCAGTAACAGGATATGAAGATTATCCTACTTTAAGTGGTGAGGTATTTGATTCGGGTAAGATAAATGATGTTTTAGCAGGATCACCACCTGGAGTAGCAACTACTGAAGCCGTAAAACAGAAGAAACGAGATATAGGAGCAGTTCAAACTATTAAGAATGCTAGAGTAAAAGTTGACCAAGTTCCTGACCATGTAACAAATGCATTAACGAGAGACTATTCATCTGTTATGAAGGCAATTGATCAAAAGAAAAGTGGACTTGGAGGCCTTAAATAATGGCTTTAGATAAACAGTTTTTAAAATATAAACTTGAGAAGATAAAGAATGATAGAATCTGGAAAGAACAGGATTCAGAAACAAAAAAAAGAATCCGAAAAGATAATGCAGAATTAGCTGCAGCAGAAGCAGATGCAATTCATTCTTACTTGACAGGTGAAGATAATATAGATTCACTTGATAATAAGTCTTTTTTAGAAAATAGAATACCTGGAAATTTATTTTTAACACCAAAAAAAGGTACACGAGGAAAAAAAGAATATTGGCAAGGTGAGTTGAATATCAGGCAAGTTCAGACTGATCCCAAAACTAAAAAAACAAGATTATCAAGATTGTTGAAAAAATTTAGGACGATAGCAAAATCAAATATAGATTCATCAAAACAGATGGTAATTTTTAAAAAAATATTTGATAAATTAAATATTACTTTTAGTGGTGAGGAAGTTAAAATAGATGGTAAATTACGAGTAAGAAAATTGGGTTTTATTGAAGGAGGAGAAGGACTTACTGGTGATTTTGTAGTTGCAGTAGGTGTTATAGCCGGAGTAGCAGTTTATAAAAGAATTACAGTAAAAAATGGTTTAATTGTTAGCGTAGAAAATACTGTAGCACCAATTTAATAGGAGATTATAAATGGGAGCAAGAGAAAAGGATTTAAATCCTGATACTTTTATAGGATTAAAACTTCCTATAGGATATTCAGATTCAGGATATTTTAAACAAACTAAAACTACACTTCAACAGGCAAAATATAATATCATAAATTTAATAAAAACAATTCCAGGAGAACGACTGGGACAACCAGCATTTGGTTCGAATTTACATACGTTATTGTTTGAACCTATGAATGAGGATTTTGAAGATATATTAGAAGATTCTATTAGGACATCTATGGAAACGTGGTTGCCATATATAAACATTAAAAATATAGAAATTACATTTCCAGATTATGATATAAATACAGTTAATATAGCAATTGATTTTGGATTGTCTTTTGAACCCGACAGGTTTGAAACCGTTTCGGTGAGTTTTGATCAATTTGAATCTTCAATTAAAGGATAACGGAGAAAGTAAATGGCTACAAAAGGATTAAGTAGAGATGTAAAATATTTAAATAAAGACTTTTCGTCTTTTAGAGATAGTTTAATAGAATTTTCAAAAACATATTTTCCAAATACATATAATGATTTTAATGAATCAGACCCAGGTATGATGTTTATAGAAATGGCTTCATATGTGGGTGATGTTTTGTCATATTATATTGATGAACAATTTAAGGAAAGTTTGTTGTCTTTTGCAGAAGAAAAGAAAACCATATATGAAATTGCACAAGGATATGGATATAAACCAAGATTAGCTTCCCCATCCACTGTAACTCTTGATGTATTTCAAACAGTTCCTGCAGATCCTAATAATGAACAGGACGGTAAAAGACAACCTAATGAAGATTATTGTCTTACAGTACCAGCTGGAATGCAATCTACATCAGATAATGGTACAGTATTTAGAACAACTGGAGATGTTATTTTTTGGGACTCAAGTTCATTAAGTCCAAGACAACAGGATATATTTGAAGTAGACGATAATAGTAATATTACAAAATGGTTATTGAAGAAACAAGTAAAGGCAGTTAGTGGAATTGTTACTACTGAATATGTAACATTTGGTGCAGCAGAAAAATATAAAAGAATTGCTTTATCAAATACTCCAGTATTAGAAATAATTTCAGTAACAGATAGTGATGGTAATAATTGGTATGAAGTTCCATTTTTAGCACAAGATACAGTATATGCAGATTTTGAGAATACATCAAAAAATTCTCCAGATTTAGTAGAGGGTAGAAATTTTGCACCATTTTTATTAAAACTTGTAAAGACTTCTAAACGATTTAAAACTTTTATTAGAACAGATGGAAGAACTGAAATGAGATTTGGTTCTGGAGTAGCAGCGGGCAGTGATGAAGAAATTATTCCAAATCCATCAAATGTAGGTTCTAATTTACCAGGAACACCAAGTTTTCTTGATACATCATTTGATCCAGCAAACTTTCTTAATACAGAAACTTATGGTCAATGTCCAACTAATACAACATTAACTATAAAATATTCTTATGGGGGTGGAATAAATGATAATGTAGCATCTAATACTATTAATAATATTACTTTACTTAGTTCTGAGTTTAATAATTCTTTAAGTTTAGATAGTACTTTACAAACAATTTCACAAGATTCTGTGGCAGCATCAAATCCAAATCCAGCAACTGGAGGTGGTGGTGCTGAAACACTTGAGAATGTTAGAGTAAATGCACTTGCTTATTTTCAAGCACAGAGTAGGGCTGTAACAAAGGATGATTATATAACTCGTGTATATTCATTACCACCAAAGTATGGTAATATAGCAAAAATTTATATAATACAAGATGAACAGGTAGCAGCAGTAGGACAGAATGAGGCTGAACCCGAATTTCAACCAAATCCATTGGCATTGAATATGTATACACTTGGATATGATCAAAATAAAAAATTGGTTGGATTAAATGATGCAGTAAAAGAGAACATAAAAACATATTTAACTCAATATAGAATGATGACAGATGCAGTTCAATTAAAAGATGCTTGGGTAATTAATATTGGAGTTAGATTTGCTATTTTTACTAAGAGGGGGTTTAATAAAAATGAAGTGATGTTGAGTTGTGTTAGTAAATTAAAGGAATATTTTCGTATAGATAAGTGGCAAATAAATCAACCTATTGTTTTGACTGATATAACTTCCGAAATACTTTCAGTTGATGGAGTTGCTACTATAGTTAAACCACAAGAAAATAGAGAAGATTTAGTTATAATTGAAAATAAATGGGGGAGTGGATACTCAGCAAATTTATACGATGTTGTAAATGCAACTTTTAATGGAGTAGTTTATCCATCTGTTGATCCTGCCATTTTTGAAGTTAAATACCCCGATACTGATATACGAGGTAGAGTCATGGGAGATATCTAATGCATTATTTTGAATACGCGACAAAAGATACAACACTATATGAGAGAAGTTCAAGTATGAATACTGGACTCGATGAGATTCTTGAAATTAATAAAGATGTAAACCCAGATGGTTCAGTAGTATATGCTTCTCGTGCTTTAATTAAATTTGATTTGACTTATATTTCCAAATCTATATCATCGGGTTTAATTCCATCTTCATCTAACTTTCCAAAATTTTATTTGAATTTGTACGATGCAAATTCAAGGTCGTTAAATATATCACAAAAGTTATATGGATATCCAGTTAGTCAATCTTGGGATATGGGAGATGGTAGAAGTGATAGCGTTCCCGAACTCCAAGATGGGGCAACTTGGAGATGGAGAGATAATAGTAACACTAAAACATATTGGGCAAGTGTAACTGGATCTGGTGGAACTTGGTTTAGTGGGAGTGGATATGAAGCTTCCCAATCTTTTACACACGAACCAGCAGATTTAAGAATGGATGTAACTGATATCACGTGGAAGTGGTTGGGCAGTACAGTTCCAAATGAAGGTTTTATGATAAAAAGAAGTGGTAGTATAGGTAATGCAAGCACTCTTGTTGAAGAGGGCAATGCTACGAACTATGGTGTTTTTTCATTTTTTGGGAGAGAAACACATACAGTTTATCAACCAAAACTTGAAGTAGTTTGGGATGATTCTACATGGGCAACTGGTTCATTATCAGCACTTTCATCTACTAATTTAGAAGATATGGTTCTTTATATGAGAGGATTACGTCCAAAATATAGAGAAACTTCAAAAATAAAATTTAGAGTTGTAGGTAGAGAAAGATATCCAGAAAAAACATTTTCAACTACAGGATATAGTACAGGATATACTACAGCAAAATATTTACCAAGTGGAAGTACATATTATCAAATAAAAGATGCTTATACTGAAGATATTATTGTACCATTCGGAAGTGGTTCAGTAGTAAGTTGTGATTCTACAGGAAATTATTTTAATTTGTGGATGAATGGATTACAGTCAGGAAGATTTTATAGAGTAGAGTACAAAGTAGTAAGTGGTAGTGGAACTACCAATGAAACCGTTCAATATTTTGATGAGAATCATTCATTTAAAGTGGTGAGATAAAAAATGCCATATACAGTAGATGAATTAGATAATCTTGAATTTTATCAAGATATTTTACGAAGAGATGAGGTTAAATATTTAGAACTTATACAAAAAAGAACCACATCTGGAAATACAGATGACGGTATTTTAAGAGAATCATCTGGTAAGATAGTTTTATTCGAAAACATAACTCCAGGTCAAGGAACAGATGGAACAAGTTATGTTGGTAATCACACCATTTCTTATTCTAATGGGTATTTTGAATATGAAGAAAATGAGGATCTTAGTAAAGTAATAGATAGAGAATTTACGGAATTATAATGGCAAAGAAAAAACAATTAACTATAGATCCAGTAACCAATAAATTATCGAGGTTAAATTCTAAAGATTTGCCTCTTATAGGAATAACTGGATTAGATAGTGGAGATTCTGTAGCACCATTTGGTGTACTTGAATCAGATATAATTGAGTATTGTGTATATGATACAAGTGATAATTATCTTGCTTCAGGACAACTTGAATATCCATTACCGACTAATTTAGATGTTGGGGCTCATGTTAGAAGTCTTGGTTATGAACGTGGAACTTATAAAATAGTATATAATTTCCTAAGACAAGTAGGTGGTTCTAATAAAATTGTTTTAGTTAAAAAATCTGATAAAACTATCTATAAAGAAGAATATTTTATAAATACAGATGGAAAGATATATGCTGGTACTTCTGAAGAACCTATAGTAGATAATGATGGTAATCAAATAGAACTTCTCGTTCAAGAAGATAAATTTTGGTTACAAGAAGTTTCACCGTCACGGACTGAGATAAGACTGAGGCCAAATCCAGGAATAGACGATTTAGATTATTATGAACAGTTTAGATTATTAGGTTATACTTGTTTGTCCTACTCTGATGTAAGTGGGGAATCTTATATTACCTTTAGTGATGATGGAAAAACAGCTACATTAAACGCGTCAAGTATTTCATTATCTGATGCAATGAAAGATGGAACTCTTAAAATAAGAGAAGCTTTTGTTTTAGATTATGATGGTGAACCAGAAGAAATAACAAGGTATACTCCTGTTATTGAAACTGAACAGTTGTCCCCATCTAAAAATTTAATAACAAATGGACATTTTAAAGATGAAACTGATGTTTCTCAACGAGTAAGTCCAGACTCATGGCCAACAAATGAAATAGTTGAATTTCCAAATCCAGGTCATAGTAAATATTGTTTACGAATGACTTCAGTAGGTGGTGTTGCTGGTAATCAATATAGAATGAGAATAAGTGGTCTTATTCCTGGCGAGTCTTATATTGCAAGTTGTTGGGTAATGTGGACAGATGATTGGGATAGTTTAACAGATC